CGCCGGCGCCACGTTTTACCTGCAGCTGCCCACCGACCACGCCTGGCGCGTCACCCTCGAGCGCCATCGCGATGCCGATGGCCGGCTGCTCGAAGCGCGGGCTTTTCGCGCGCTGGTCGAGTCGTCTGTCACCGGCTGGGAAGAGGTGACCGCGGCGCTGTTCATGCCCGAAGGTGATGCTGAGCCGCTGGCTTTTTCCGCCGAGGCGCTGGCATTGCTACTCGAACACCGTCAGGACATCACCGATGCGCTGACGCTGACGCTCGGGGCCGCTGTGGCCGAGCGGCGCAAGGCGCGGGAGCAGCTCGCAAAAAACTGATTGCGCGCGTCGAGTATGACCTCAACGGCCCCGAGTCCGGCGCGCGCTTCGGCATCACCCGCGAGCAATGGGCAGCAAACCGGCCGGTCCTGCTGCCTGAAAACGAAGTCGCGCTTGACGCCTGGCGCTGGTGCGAAGGCTGGCGGCCCGATCTGGCGCCGATGGCCGCAGAAGTGCTGGGGGCTGGCGACCTTGACCTGCTGCTGTGGCAATTGCAACTGATCCGCGACCGCATTGCGGCCCACCGTGAAGCCAACAAGGCCTGAACATGAGCCTGGTGATTGATGTGCGCAGCGACCTGCGGCAGACCGCGCTGAGCCTGAGCGTCAATGCCGCCAAGGTCATCGAGGCGGCGGCAGTGCGATCGCTCAACCGCGCCGCCACCACGGTGCGCGCGGAGGCCAGCCGTCGCATCCGCGACCGCTACAACCTCAAGGTCTCGGTGATCAAAAACGACTTGCGCCTGGTCCGTGCCCGCCGCGGCGAGCTGGAGGCGCAGGTCATCGCGCGCGGCGCGCCGATCCCGCTGATCCAGTTCGGCGCGCGGCAAACCCGCGCCGGCGTGTCGGTGCAGGTCGTGCGCAGCAATCCCCGCAGCATCCTGCGCCGCGTGTTTGTGGCGCGCATGAAATCCGGCCACGTCGGCGTTTATGAGCGCCGTGGCAAGTCCCGGCTGCCGATTGATGAGCGCTACACCATCGGCGTGCCGACCATGTTTGCCCAGCGTCAGATCATCAGCGCCTTGCGCGGTGTCGCGGGCGAGCGGTTTCGCCGCGAGCTGGCGCGCGAACTGAAATTCAGGAGCGGCAATGGCTGACAGCGAATCCCGTATCCGGATTACCGCGGTCAACGCGACCCAGCGCGCGTTCAATGAGATCAAGCGCTCGATGCAGGAGGTCGAGGGCACCGCGAGCGGCCTGCGCAACGCGCTGCTCGGCCTCGGCACCGGCTTGTCTCTGGGCGGGCTTGTGGCATTCGCGAAGTCCGGCATTGATGCCGCTGACAATCTCGAGGAACTGGCGCAAAAGGTTGGTGTTTCGGTTGAAAGCCTGAGCGCTTTCAACTTTGTTGCCAAGTTTTCCGGCATTTCCGCCGACACCCTGTCGCAAAGCCTGGCCCGCCTCGCGCGTGCGGCTTCCGAGGCTCAGGGTGGCACCGGCGAGACCGCCGAAGCGTTTCGCGCGCTGGGCATCGCTGTTACCAATTCCAGCGGCCAGCTCAAGAGCACCGAAGATCTGCTGCTCGATGTTGCCGAGCAGTTTGCCGGCATCGAGGATGGTGCGGGCAAGACCGCGCTGGCGATGCGCCTGTTTGGCCGCAGCGGCGCTGAGTTGATACCGCTGCTTAATCAGGGCCGCGCCGGCTTCGAGGCTTTTCGTGCCGAAGCCGAGCGCCTTGGCCTGATCATTTCCACGCAAACCGCCAAAGCTGCTGCCGAATTCAACGACAACCTGACCCGAATCAACGCATCAGCGGAGGCTCTCAAAATCCAGATCGCCAACGGGCTGCTGCCCGGGCTCAACCGTTTCGTCAACGAACTGCTCGAAGGCAACCGCATCAGCGGCGGCTTTCTCGAATCGCTGCGCCTGTTCGGCACCATTAACCCGTTCCGGACGCTGGGCGACAACATCAAGACCACCCGCGAAGAGCTTGACAAACTGACCGCGGCGCGCGAACGGTATGCGCGCAGCAACAGCGACACCCGCGGCATTGACCAGGCCATCGCCGCTGAACAGCGCCGGCTGGAGTTCCTCAAATTCCAGCAGCGGCAGGAGGCGCTGGCCCTGGGCGCCGGCATCGGGCGCGACGAGCGCCAGCGTTTCGGCGGTGTGGCTGGAGGCCGCCCCGCGCCGACCCTGTCCGTCGGCGGTGGTGGTGGTGGCGCGGCCGATACCCGCGCCGAAAACGCGCTGCGCCAACTGGAAGACGAAGTCAGCAAGGCGCAAGAGCTGACGCGGACCGAAGAGGTGCTGGCTGCGATTCAGGCGGGCCGCTACGGCAAGGTCAATGAGGCCCAGCGCACCCGGCTGGTCAACCTGGCTGCCGAAGTCGATCTGCAGCGTGAGAGTGCGCGCGTGCAGCGGGAAGCCGACGCCGCCGTTGCGGCAACCACCCGCGCACAGGACGAGCGCACCCGCGCCGAAGCCGAGCGCCTCAACCAGCTTGCGCAGTCGTATCGCGACATCCTTGATCCGCTCGACAAATTCCGACGCCAGCTGGCCGAGATCGAGGACTTGCGCCTGCGCGGACTGCTCAGCGGCGAAGAAGCGGCCGAGCTGCAGTTCAAGGTCAGCCTGGACATGCAGCAGGCCACGTTGCAGATGGATGGCCTTAAAGACCGGATCCGCGAGACCAACGACGAGGCGCGCGAAATCGGACTTATCTTTCAATCGGCCGCCTCTGATGCCATCCGCGAATGGGAGGGTTTCGGCAACCTGATTCGGAGCATCGGGCGGGACATTGCGCAGCTGGTACTGAAAAAAACCGTCACCGATCCGCTGGGCAAGGGCATTTCATCGTTGATCGGAAACATCAACTTTGCAAGCCTGTTCGGCGGCGCGCGCGCCCAGGGCGGTCCGGTCAGCAGCGGCAAAGCCTACCTTGTCGGCGAGCAGGGGCCCGAGCTGTTTGTGCCCGGCGCCAGCGGCAACATCATCCCCAACGGTGCCATGGGCGCCGGCACCGTGATCAACCAGACCATCAACTTCGCCGCCAACACCCCGGCGGCGGTGCGCGATGCCGTGTTTGCGCTTGCGCCGCAGCTGCAGGCGGCGTCGGTGGCGGCGGTGCGTGCCGATCGCAACCGCCGCGCGGACGCTCGCTGACATGGCCATCACTTACCCCCTGAGCCTGCCCTCGACCGGCATCCGCGCCATCCGCCTGACTGCGCGTGATGTGGTTGCCGTCGGCGAGTCGCCGTTTACGCTCGGCGCGCAGGTCCAGCAGCACGCCGGCCAGCGCTGGGAGGCCGACATCGAGCTGCCGCCGATGGTGCGCGCCGACGCAGAGGCGTGGATTACCTTTCTGCTCAAGCTCAAGGGCCGCTTCGGCACCTTCCTGCTGCGCGACACGGTGTCCGGCGCCGCGCGTGGTGTTTGGGCGGGCACGCCGCTGGTCAAGGGTGTGCATGCGGCCGGCGCCTCGGCGGTGACGATTGACGGCCTCACCGTGGCGACCACGGTCAGGGTCGGCGACTACATCCAGTTCGGCAGCGGGCTGTCCACGCGCCTGCACAAGGTTCTGGATGACGCCACCGCCAACGGCTCCGGCGAGGTGACGCTTGACCTCTGGCCCAACCTGCGCGAGAGCCTGGCCGACAACGCGCCGGTGGTCACCAGCAACGCGCTGGGGCTGTTCCGGCTGGCCAGTAATGAGCGCGCCTGGGACATTGGCCTCGCCCAGATCTACGGGCTGCGCTTTGCCGCGGTGGAGGCCTTGTGAGCCGGGATCTGACCGCCGGCCTCGAGGCCGAACTTACGGCCGATGCGCTGCGCCCGGTGCTGTTTTACGAAGGGGTGTTCGCCAGCGGCACGCTGCGGCTGTGGAGTGGGGTGGGCACGGTCAGCTGGAACAGCAAGTCCTGGGTCGGCGCCGGCAACCTGCTCGGCATTTCCGAGATCGAGGAGACCACCGAGATCCGCGCTGCCGGCGTCACGGTATCGCTGTCGGGCCTCAACCCCTCGATCATCAGCGCCGCGCTGGGTCAGGCGCGCCAGGGCCTGGCGGGGCGCGTCTGGATCGGCGCCTTGACCGCCGCCGGCGCGATTGTGGCCGATCCGTTCATGGCGTATGAAGGCCGCCTCGATGTGCCCGAAATCGAGCGCAGTGGCGAGACTTGCACCGTGGCGATCAGCTACGAATCGCGCCTGATCGACCTCGAGCGGCCGCGTGAGCGCCGCATCACCCACGAAGATCAGCAGATTGATTTTCCCGGCGATCGCGGCCGCGAGTATGTGGCCAGCCTGCAGGACAAGGTGGTGGTGTGGTGACGGCTGGTCGTCTGGAGGGCTGGGAGCGCCGGCTGCAGGCTGTCATCGAGGCCGCACGCGCCGAGCCGTACGTGCTCGGGTCGCACGACTGCTTCCGCCTGGCCTGCCGCGTCATCGAGGCGCTGACGGGTAAGAACCGCTGGGCGGCCTTTGCCGGCTACACCAGCAAGCGCGAGGCGCTGGCGCGGCTGGCGCGCTACGGCTCCAGCTTCGAGGCGGCGGGAAACTGGTTTTTCGGGTGTGCGCTGGCGCCGGTGGCGCAGGGACGCCGCGGCGACATCGCGTTGCTGGTGGACTCGGGCGGCGAGCGGCATCTGGCGGTGGTGCTTGACCACCGTGTGGCCTGCATGCGTCCGGAGGGTTTGGTCTTCCTGCCGTTGCGGGCCTGCGGCGGGGTTTGGAGGGTGGGGTAATGCCGTCAACCGTTGCCGCCGCAATTGCAGCCATTACCGTCGAGCAGGTGGTGGCTTTTGTGGTGCGCACGCTGATCTCGGTTGCGATTTCATCCGTTTTCAGCAAGAAGCCCAAGGCGTCGGCGTCGGACTTCAGCAACGTCTCGCGCGACCAGCAGGTCACCGCCAACAACCCGGTGGCGCCGACGCGCGTGATTTATGGCGAGACGCTGGTCGGCGGCACGCCGGTATTTGTGCACGCCACCGACACCATCGGTGGCGACCCGAATTATTACTATGAGAATCATCGCGCCGCAGACACGGTGACGGTGGCCAACGCGGCGACGTTTCGCGAGCACATCAAAGTGCAATATCGCACCGTGTCGCCGAGTGGCGAGGATGAGACCTTTGTCGCGCTGACCCAGGTGATCTCGGCCCCGGCGGTGGGGGAATACACCGTGGCAAACGGGGTCTACACATTCAATCCGGCGGATGTGGGGCGCAGCATCCAGATCGAATACAGGGCCACCGTCAACCAGCGCGTTGTGGGCAAATTCCTGCACCTGGTGATCGAGTTCGCAGGCCATCAGGTGCACGAGATCGGCGAAGTCTGGGTTGACAACGAAGTGGTGCCGCTGGGTGGTGACAACTTCTCCACCGGCCGCTTCGGCCAGCATGTCTATGTTGAAAAATATCTCGGCACCGCGGATCAGGCCGCGTCCGCATCGCTGATCGCATCCGCCGGCGACAAATGGACGCCGGCGCATCGGCTGCAGGGCCGCGCGTATCTGTACGTGCGGCTGCTGAAAAACCCGGATCTGTTCCCCAACGGGCTGCCCAACATCCGCTGCAAAATCAAGGGCAAGCTGGTATATGACCCGCGCAACGGGTTAACGCAGTGGTCTGACAACGTCGCGCTGTGCGTGGCTGATTATCTGTGCAGCAGCGAAGGCCTTGGCGCGGACTACGCGACCGAGATCCGTGAAGACCTGCTGATTGCGGCCGCGAATGTCTGCGACGAAGCGGTCAGCCTCGCCGGTGGCGGCACTGAGCCGCGTTACACCTGCAACGGCGCCTTTGTCACCAGCGAGCGGCCCGCCGACGTGCTGGGCAAGCTGAAGGTGGCCATGGCCGGGCATATCGTGCGCACCGGTGGCGCGTGGTGTATTCACGCCGGCGCATGGGTTACGCCGACCGTAACCCTCACCGATGATGACCTGCGCGGACCTGTGCGCGCGGTGACGAGGGTTTCCCGGCGCGAGCTGTTCAACCGGGTCAAGGGCGTCTTCGCAAGTCCTGACAACCGCTGGCAGCCGGCCGACTTCCCGCCGGTGACCAACGCCACCTACCTCGCCGAGGATGGCGACGAGCCGGCCTGGCTCGACATGGATCTGCAGTTCACCGATTCTGCGGGCACCGCGCAGCGCGTCGCGAAGATCGAGCTGGAGCGCGTGCGTCAGCAGATCAGTGTGACGCTGCCCTGCAAACTCTCGGCCTACCGAGTGCAGCCGCCGGAAACCGTGCTGCTCACCCTGGCTGACTTCGGCTGGACCGCCAAGCCCTTCGAGGTGACTGGGGCCAAGCTTGTGGTGGAGGCGGGGGAAGACGGCGCGCCCTATCTGGGTGTGGACTTGGTGCTGCGGGAAACCGCCGCCTCGGTATTCGACTGGTCAAGCGGTGAAGAGACCGCCGTCGATCCGGCGCCGGACACCACCTTGCCCAACCCCTTTGTGCTGCAGGCCCCGGGCGCGCCGGTGGTGACCGAGTCGCTGTACGAAACCAGCGGCAGCGCCGGCGTGAAAACGCGCGCTGAGGTGTCCTGGAATGTGTCCGGGGATGGCCAGGCCATCGGGCACCAGCTCGAATACCGGTTGGCGGGTGCCGCCGGTTGGACGGTGCGGGCGCTGGTGCGCGGCCTGACCGATGTGGTGGAGGACCTCGCGCCGGGGCTTTATGAGTTTCGAGTCAAGTCGCTGAGTGCGCTGGGGGTTTCGAGTCCCTATTCGCCGACCGCCGCGCGCCAGATCGTCGGCCTCACAGCACCCCCCACCACCCCCACCGGCTTCAGCGTGATCAAGTCCGCCGGCTTCGGCCTGGCGCAGTGGTCGCGCTCGCCGGATCTGGATGTGCAGATCAACGGCAAGGCCGTGGTGCGCCACAGTCCGCTGCTGGTGGGGGCGGATTGGGAGGACGGCATCATCGTCGAGCAATTCCCGGGCGGCGATGTGCAGGGGCTGGTGCCGTTGATGACCGGCACCTACATGCTCAAGGTTCAGGACAGCTCCGACAACTGGTCGAGCGGGTTTGCCAGCTACGTCGCCACCGAGGGCATGGTCACCGGCTTCAGCACGGTGGGCACCGTGACCGAGCACACCGCCTTCGCGGGCGCCAAGACCAACGTGGCTTTCGATGCGGGCTACGGCGGCATCAAGCTCGACGGCGTGACCACCATTGACAGCATGGTCACCAGCATCGACAGCTGGCCGTTTATTGATTCCCTCGGGGGCATCAGCGCCACCGGCAGCTATGCCTTTGCCGGCACGCTCGACCTCAGCACCGTGGCCACGCGCCGCTTCGAGGCCGACATCCAGGCGCTGAGCTTCGACACCGGCGACACCATCGACAACCGGCTCGACAACATCGACACCTGGGACTCGATCGACGGCGCCGCGGTGAACAGCTGCGACGTCACCCTCTACGGCCGCTTCACAGACGACAACCCCGCCGGCTCGCCGGTGTGGGGGCCGTGGACGCCGTTTTTTGTGGCGGATTTCACCGCCCGCGCCGCGCAGTTCAAGCTCGATTTTGTGAGCGCCAACGCCCAGCACAACATTGTGGTGACGCAGCTCGCCGTCGCCGCCAAGATTCCCGCGTAACCCGGAGATTGCCATGACGATCAAGGCCGCCCTGCTCGATGAGCGGGGCATTTTTTTGTGCATCGACGAGCTGGTGGACGCCGGCGCCCTGACCGACCGCCACCTGCCGCAGATCACCGAATGCGACCTGCCGCCGAACCGCTACTTCTGGCAGGCCGATGACGCCAACCCCTACGGCGGCGCCTTCTGCCCGCTGCCGAAATCCCAGCGGAGCCCCGCATGAGCCAAAACGACTTTGTCCTTGCCGACGCCCCTGGCGCGAGCTTCCGGTCGGATGTCAACAGCGCGCTGCAGGCCCTGGCCACGCTGTCGTCGGGCGCCACCGCGCCCTCGACCACCTATGCGCTGATGGAGTGGCTGGATACCACCACCAACACGCGCAAGCAGCGCAACGCAGCCAACAGCGCCTGGATCGTGCGCGGCACCATCGACGAGACGATGGTGCTCTCGCGCTCGAGCAACACCATCTTCGACATCAGCGATCGCAACAAGACGCTGATCGCCACCGGCAGCTACACCCAGACCTTCGACGCCGCGGCGACGCTCGGCGATGGCTGGGAGATCGACGTCATCGTCGACAGCGGTGCGACGCTGACGCTGGACCCCAACGGCAGCGAGACCATCGACGGCGCGACCACCCGCGCCATCGTCGGCCCGGCGCAGGGTCGCGTCGTGTGCAATGGCACGCTGTTTCGGACGAGCGGGTTTTCATCCGCGACGATTACCCTTGGCACTCAGCAAAACACAACCAGCGGCACCTCGATTGATTTCACCGGCATACCGTCAAGTGTCAATCGTATCACCGCAATGTTTAACGGCATCAGCACCAACGGAACAAGCAACTATCAATTGCAGATCGGTTCTGGCTCGGTGGTTACTACCGGCTACACCTCGTATTGCGCCAATGTTGATGGCACCAACGCCACCTCAATTGCAACCAGCACATCCGCTTACCTGTTGAAAGTCGGCGGCATTTCCGCGGCCAGCGTGGGCAGCGGCGTTGCTGTTCTGACGCGCATAAACGGCAACACCTGGGTTTGCTCGTCCTCATTCAACCTTGGGACCGCGATTAACAGCGTTCAAAACGGGGTTCTTGCGCTTGGGGGCGCCATTGACCGTCTGCGCCTCACGACGGCCGGCGGCACTGACACGTTCGACGCCGGCACCATGAACATTTCTTGGGAGTAAAAAAGTCATGCAGCGGATTGAATTTAATGTGGCCACTGGTGAGCAAAGAGCAGTCGCGCTGACTTCGGAAGAAATTGCAGAAGCGCAGGCGAGATCAGAAGCGGAGGCCACAGAGCGCACCGCGCCGCTGCGTGTGATCGACCGCATCGAACGCGACAACCCCATCACCCACCGCGCCCTGCGCGAATTCTTTCTCGGCTTCGGTGAGGTCAACCCGGCCTTCAAGGCGACGCTGCTGTATCAGCGCGTCAAGGCGGCCGACGATGCCATCAAGGCGGAAAGGGCGAAGCTGTGAACGATTTGCTGGCGACGCTGTGGTGGCTGGTGATGGCCGAGCTGGGCTTCATCCTCGGCACCTGGGTGCTGTATCTGGCGGTGATGAACCTCGCGGGCAACCGCGCGGAGATGAGCCGGCCGGTGAAGCTGCTGGCCTATGGCGTGATCCTGCCCATCGGCTATGTGTGCGACGCGGTGCTCAACCTGCACTTTTGCCTGGCGGTGCAGCGGCTGCCGCGCGACTGGCTGCTCACGGGCACACTGAAGCGCGCGATCGCCACTGAGAGCGGGTGGCGCGAGGCGTTCGCGGCGTGGGTATGCCTGCACCTGCTCGATCCGTTTGACCCCAAAGGGAGGCACTGCTGATGAGCGAACCGGCATCCACCACCGCCAGCGGTGTGGCCCTGGCTGCGGGCACGATCACGCTGACGGGCTCGATCTTCGGGCTGCAGTATGACGCGCTGCTGTTCGGGCTGGCGGGCTCGCTCATGAGCCTGATGCACCTGCCGCCGGACCACCCGGCGCTGCGCACGATGGCGCGCACGGCGGCGATGTTGTTCTTGTCCACCTTTTTCGCGGGGGCCTTGTCACCGCTGGCCGCGCCCGCGCTGCACGGCGCGATCGAGTGGGCGGACAAGATCCCCGCCGAGCCGATCCGCCTGGCTGCGGCGGCGCTGATCGGGCTGGGGCTGCTGTGGATCATCCCCGTGGCCATGCGCCGCGTGAGCACGCTGGGTGGCCAATCATGAGCGCGCTCGCCGACCTGTTGACGCTGCTGGCGGTGGCGCTGGTGCTGGTGATCGGCCTGCGCTGCCTGCGGGTGATCCGCGGCATGCACCACCAGCCGGAGGGCTGCGCGTACTGGCGCTTCCTGGGGTTCGGCGTGAGTTATGTGGTGCTGGCCTGTTCGGGCATCGGCGCGGCGATCGTGATCGGGCAGGGGCAGTTCAACCTGAGCAACCTGGGCTTTTTGGTCAGCTCGGCGGGGCTGATCCTGTTTGACCGCCGCCGCCGCGAACCGCAAGCCGGGGCCGCGTCATGACCGAAGCGCGCCTGACCCTCACCGATTACTGGATGGGGCGGGAGGTCAAATACAGCCGCGAGCTGACCTACGACATCATCGCCAACGCCAAGGTGCTGTTGGAGCGCGTGAACACGCTGCTCGGGCGGTTTGCCGACGAGACCGGCATCGAGATCGAGCGCGTGGCCAGCGGCTGGCGGCCGAAGGGCATCAACGACGCCACCGCCAACGCCGCCGCCACCAGCCGCCACCTGACGGGTGAAGGCATCGACCTGCGCGACACCGCCAACCGCGACCTGGCGCGCTGGTGCCTGGCCAACCTCGACGCGCTCGAGCTGATCGGGCTGTGGATGGAAGATCCGCAGTGGACCCCCACGTGGGTGCACCTGCAATCCCGCCCGCCGAAGTCCGAGCGGCGGGTGTATGTGCCCTCGACCAAGCCGCCGCTGGCGGCGAAGCTGCGGGAGCAGGGGGGTGTGGCGTGACCGCCGAAGTTCCGGGGGTGACGATGGGCATAAGAATCCACCAGCGCGGCTTCCTGCCGCCCACCTGGGCGATCTATGCCCTCGCCGCCGCGGCCGCGCTGGGGGCGCTGTGGTGGGCCGCCAGCACGCTCGACGCGCGCGGGTATGCCCGGGGCAAGGCCGAGACCACCGCGGCCTACGCGCAGCGCGACAACGCCGCCCTGCAGGCCGCCCTGGCCCGCGTGGCCGAGCTGCAGGCCGAAGTGCAGGCGCGTGAACACACCCACGCCGCCGCCCTCGGCCAGATCCGCGATCGCAATCAACGGGAGACCGCCCATGCTCAACGTCAACACGATGCCGATCTGGCTGCTCTGCGCGCTGGCACTCTCCGGCTGCGCGACCCCGGCGCTGCCGCCAGCCCCGCCTGCAGTGATCGAAGCCCCGCGCCTGCGCCTGCCGGAACCGCCGGAGGCGGTGATGCAGCCCCGCGCGCCGAGCTTTCACCAGCGGCTGCTGGATTTCTTCTGTCCCTCATGCGAGAAGCCGACGCTGTCGCCCGACAGCTCGGCGACGCCCAAGACGTGATCCGGGCGCAGATCAGGGCCTGCAACGGGTCTTGATGGTTGTTTGAACCACGGGCCGGCACCCTGCCGGCCCGTAGCGGCGCCGCGCTGACTGCATCCCGAAGGGGTGCGGGCAGACCCGCATCGCGGGGCACCCCGAAAAAAGCCTGTAGAATCAAGGCCTCAATTTCGCGTCAAAGCGCAGGCAAAATTCCTTAAGTTATTGATTCCGCTCATTTGTATCCCGCCATGGGGTGCAGGTGGTCGGAGGTTCAAATCCTCTCGCCCCGACCAATATCCCTCTGATTCGATTGCACTTTTTGTTGCGGTCGGGTCCATTCCTTGGAGGTGCCTACGCCGGTGCCTACGCTTTCGGCGGTTTAGTCGCTGTTTTGCCATGTCAAAACTGCCGGCCCGCTGTAGGGCGGCATGCTGACCGTGACATAAACCCACGCCTCCTCTGAATCGGCTGCATTTTGGCGGTCAATTTGCAATTGAAGAGATTCGGTGTTGATCTCGCCCCATGATTCGTCAATTGCGTCCGCCTCAAAAGACGTTAGATAAGTTCCGCGTTCAGCAAACTGGGTGAGCGCTCTCGTCAGAAAACCCTCGGGG